CGGATCGATCCAAGCGTTCCTGTGGCTGGATAGAGAGATGTTTAGTTGCCAACGTCTAGTCTACGGACTTGAGAGACTGTATCTTCAGGAGCCCGTGATTATAGCAAGGGTTCGGATTGACGATCCTGATCTCCCTGTGGTACAAGGAAGTCCCCACAAACAAGATGCCTATAAGCATGCCAAGTTTTACTTTTGCGCCCACGTGCGCGAATGGAGGTAATATGTCCGATAACTCGATCCCAATTATTGTAGAAGCAACAGTACTGTTTGAGTTGTTAATGGCCTGTTGCGAGTCCCTAGAGGAGGGTGATGAAGAGGCCGTGTGCCGCGTTTCAGTCGAAACACTTCAAGATGTGCGTATAATCGTATCCGATCATCCGGAACCTGAAGTAGTGGCTGAGACTTTGGCTATTATAGATGTGATTCTAGAAGGAGTTGGAGATGGCAACACATTTGAAGCCCCTTCCGGGGACGTTGTTCTTTGCGACAATACTGTTACTTCTGTTGATCCTAGCCCTAGTACCGACACTGGGCCAGCTGCCGCAACTTGATCGTAGCATCCACGCCAAGCAGGCCCACACTAATCAGTTATGGTCTGCAGAGAGCATATTAGCCGTAATGACTAATGGGGGTTGTGGTTCTGTGGAGGTATGGCAGTGCCCTGGTGATCGTTACATATATGTGTGTAAGTCGCCTACCAACCCTAGCAACACTCTTGGTTTGGTAGTAGGACAAACGTCGAACAGGATCGTTACTGGCTACACCGCTCGAACCAGTTTTTGGCTAAAGCGCTTACAAGGTTGCACCCCTATTGCTGGTGGGATGCCTTAGCCGGCACGTCCGCAAAGGAGTAGCATGAGCGACATAAAAGTTCCACAAGTAAAGTATTTCAATTTGTCTGCGTATCAAGTTTTGCGTGGCATGGTTAGGCCACCCAAATGAAGACTCTTTATACTTTCCAACAACAAGCCATTGACAAAATACTACAAACGTCGGGATTCCTACTTGCAGACGAGTGCGGACTTGGTAAAACCATTACCGCTATCGAAGTAGCTAAACAATCACGTCCCTCGGTTGAGGGATGGAAGGGTTTAGTCGTAGTGCCGTTGAGTTTGCGCGCTCAGTGGGTGGATGAGTTGGCGCTACAGGATCCTAATACATCTGTAGGGATAAGCAACTATATTCCATGGGACTACACCACGTATGCGGGTTGGGTAGTAGCTACCTACTCCGAGTTACAACACGGCCACGTTCACGAATTTACAGGCGTTCTGTGGGACATCATAATTGCTGACGAGGCACACCGCGTAAAGAATCGTAAGTCGATTTCGGCGGAAGCCCTCAAGAAAATTCCAGCGGCGAGGCGGCTTGCGTTAACGGGGACTCCTTGGGAACGTTCTCCGGAAGATGTATGGTCGATTTTGAACTTTACACGCCCAGATGCTTTCGACTCCTACTGGTTGTGGGCTAAGGAATGGCTGGAGTTAGAACCTAACTATTTCGAGCATTGGCGCTTTGGAGGTCCTAAAGATCCTCAAGAGTTTGGCGAAATGCTTAGCGAGTTCATGCTTCGAAGAACTAAGGTAGAGGTTCGTGAGGACATGCCAGAAAAAGTTCTGATTGAGGAACGAGTAGAAATGACACAAGCCCAGGAGGCTCAGTACAAACAGTTCAAAGAAGCTAACGATGTAGTTGTGGAGGTTGACGCCGAATCCTTCTTTGTGCAAAACGCCCTAACGGCTCTTACTTTAATGCAACGCTTTTCAACGGATCCGACTATGGTAGGGCTAAATGGTGTTTCAGGAAAGCTCCTTTGGCTAAAGGAATTCTTGGCAGATCACCCAATCGAACGTATAGTTGTTTTCTCAAGGTTCCGCGACGTAATTGAACGCTTGGCAGAGCAATATAAGGGCGACATGATCATAGGAGGAAGTCGGGGAGATGACTTCATTAATGGCAGGGCACGATTGTTGTTTGGTACCATCGATGCTATGGGTGAAGGTCTTAACCTGCAAAGCGCAAGCATTGCGATCTTCTTGGATGCTCATTGGAGTTCTACTAAAATGACTCAAGCAATGGATCGCATTCATCGCATTGATATTCAAGAGAGTAAGATCATTTACCTACTGCACTCCTGTCGAGAAGATAAACTCGTACTAGACGCTATCGATCATAAGTGGACGGAGGAGCAACTTATTTACTACTACATGCGTACTGAGGGGGTTCTTGAATAACGGTCTGTATAATATTTGTGTTTTTTACACTATTGTATTATAATATTCCTATAGTAAAGGAGCCCAAAAAAGTCATGACAAGTATCCACATTTCCGATATACGAACATTCCGTAGTTGCCGCCGTAAATGGCAGTGGAGTTCTGGCTTGCAAATGAACCTAGAGCCGGTGATTCCGTATGTTCCCTTCTTCACTGGAAAGGCTCTGCACGCCGCGTTAGAGTTTTACTACAGAGATGGAGTTCCTCTAGATCAGACCGTCGATAAGTACCTTCTTTCTGAAAAGGAGAATATGGAGCGGGTCGACGATCTTTGGCCTGCGGAGAAGACTTCCTTTGAAGAGCAGATAGACCTGATTAGGGATATGATCTATCACTACAGTTTGTGGCAAGCGCAAGACGAACGTAAGTACGCAGACAAGAATCTCGAATTCATTTCTCTGGAGCAGGGCTTTGAAATTCCGCTCCCGCTGCCTGACTTTGTTGGGGAGCATCCTGATGCTACGTTAGGAGGTCGGTTTGATGGAATTGTAAAACATAAAGGAACGGGACAGTATTGGATTTGGGAAACTAAGACGACTCGTTCCGCTACTGAGCTAACTAGGTCGTTAGTGAATGACGAGCAATGTGGGGTTTATATGTACGCGGCGAGTAAAATGCTTGGAGTCCCTGTAGTAGGCGTGCTCTACAACATCTTGAGAAAGAAGACCCCTACAGAACCTAAAATGTTACAGAACGGCTCTCTTTCACAAGCACGTAGTATCGACACTACCGCATTTCATTACTTGTCGACAATTCGTAGCTGTTTTCCCGACTGGTCGAAAGAGACAATTGAACAGGAATATGGAGAGATGCTGGCCTCGCTACTACCGAACGAGGATAAGTTTTTCCTTCGGTATCCCGTACATCGTAGTGATGTTGAAATCAAGATGTTAATGACCAACGTTTATCATACTGCAATAGAGATGATGAATCCTCAGTTGGCATTGTATCCTGCCCCGAATTGGTTAAATTGCAACTTCTGCCAGTTTCGCAGTCCGTGTCTAGCTATGAATGCTGGGGGTAACTACAGGGTTCTACTAGAAGAAGAGTATCAACATCGTGAGTCGGCAACATCAATGCGTTTGGAGGAAGGTGAAGTATGCGAGATCACCTAAACGTTCGCAACTTGCAAATGCTTGTGCTATACATATTTGTGTTCTTTTTGTGCATTGCGGTAGTTATCATAGTAGGGGTTATTTTTGCTCCTCCGCAGTCCATCGTATCTACTTTTTACGACAGACCGCCTGCAATGCAGTGTTTTCACGACCACCGACTTTGATTCCATAAGGAGACATAATGGCTAAACGATACGCGTTTCAAGACGAAAAGCTGAAGGCTCTTTTCTATGGACAACCAGGAACTGGAAAAACCCGACTAGCGGCAACCGCGGCGTTGGAACCTCGTATGGGACGAGTACTAATGCTCGAAGCTTTTGGTAATCCCATTTCTATCAAAGACTACCCAACCAAACCAGATATTATTACGATCGATCAGATGAGTGATTTTAACGCGCCATACAGATGGCTATCTGATGGGCAGGACCCCAAAGATCCTTTTGTGGAGGAGTTCGGTCTTACGCCTCCCTACTCTACTTTGATTGTTGACGGCCTTACTGAAGTGCAACGATTTGTAGTACGAAAGGTATCAGGTGTTGACTACGTTGGTCCTGGAGATCTTACTGGGGCTTTGGGCCGTCAAGGCTTCGGCCAGTTGTTGGGAACCATGCTCAACTGGGCTGTCAACTACATTCAGTTGGACTTGCATATAATTATAACGTGTCTAGAAGCGATTCAAACAGATGCTTCTACAGGCATAGCACACCGCCATCCTCTAATATGGGGTCAATCAGGCAACGAGATCGCTGGCTATGCTTTTCTAGTTGGACGCATAACAAACAATCTTGTAGGCGAAAGATTATTGCTACAAGAGGCGCGCGATCCTGTTCGTGATGACACCGTCGCTGTAGCGTTTTTCAAAGAAACTCCCACATACTATGCAAAAGATCAATACCACATGCCAGTTACGCATGTGACTAATCCCACTATAGGTAAGATTCTTGACTTAATTGATCAGAGCAAGAGCGAACCTACCCCCAAATCCTAACCCCCTATCCTGAATTGGAGAACCCTAACTATGCCAAGTATTGATTTCTCAGCTGTACAAGGTCTTGAGCCGTTACCAGTTGGTAGATATCCTGCCACTGTCATATCGGCTGTCGAAGGCCTGTCCAAAGCCGGCAATCCGAAGATTGATTTGCAATGGAAGATTGCTAGCGGCAAGTACGAAGGGCGGATCGTTTTTGATTCGCTAGTGTTCACTCCCCAAACCCTGTTTCGCGTGAAAGGTTCCCTGGTGGGTCTGGGCTTCCCGAAGAACTTCAAAGGGAATGTCGGCCCCCAGGACCTTGTTGGTAAGAATGCCGAGTTGGTGCTCGACATCGAGGCTAGTACCCAGCTTGATGAATCTACCGGCGAGCCTTATCCGCCACGCAACCGCGTAAAGAAAATTAAGTCGCTGACCTCTCCTTCATCCGCTCCTAGCGGCAAGAAGTAGAAGAAGCAGTAGGTTTCAATCTTGCTCTGATCAACTAAGTTAGGAATCTAATGACCCCTCAAGAATTCCTCGAACAATTTACCTTCGGGGGCCTACTAACAGTCGCTATAGGCCCTCCTACAGCCAGGCGCTACTTTAACGCTGACGACCTCAGTACTTTGACAGTACCTCCAGATGTCGATGTGTATTTCGGACCTGCTATGTGCAAAACGGCGGGGGCTGAAAAGAAAGACGTTTTGGGTACTAAAGTGTTGTGGGTTGATGTTGACGACGTTGGCAAGCCTCTGTGCACTCTTACGCCTTCCATAGCTGTGTTTAGCGGTCATGGGTGGCATTTGTATTGGATTTTAGCGGAACCGCTTCTCGACGTTGATACGATCGAAGCTTTGAACAAGACGCTAATGGACGATGTTCATACCGGTGGCGACTCCTGTTGGAACTGTAATAGAGTTTTACGTGTTCCCGGTACAACGAACACCAAAGAAGAAGGAAAGCCTATTAGCGTAGAGCTTCGAAATTGGCGTCCTGGCTTAATCTATACCCCTCAAGAGATCGGTGTTATTGGACGTCTCAATAAACAAGACAAGCACAAGATAACGACAGGTGATCGAAGAGGGTTTCGTTCACGAAGTGAACGTGATTGGGCTATTTTAACTGCACTCGTAGTAGCTGGAGCTGCTGACGAACTGATTCACAAAATCTTCGCAGAACACCCTTGTGGCGACAAGGCAAAGGAAAATGATCATTATCTTCCACACACAATAGAAGCTATACGTGCAAAAGATTTGACTCCTGTAGAAGGAGATGACATTGTAGAACGTGACGACGGCTACTACGTTCCTGCACGTAAGGGATTCAAACGCATAAGTACTTTTTTGTTTGACCCGTTGTACTTGTTGGATGGATCTTCTTTCGGAGCAGCAGATGCCCTTGTAGGCGATGTAAGTGCTGAGGGTTTTGAGTGGCTCGGAGTTACTTTTAGTAGAAGCGCCTTCACGTCTGTAAATAAGTTAGACAAGGAAGCTCCTGTAGCGGCGTGGCAGTTTCTGGGACACGATGATGAACTTCGTAGGTTACTTCCCTACTTTCTACAAAAGCTAAAGGGGAGGGGCCTACCTAAGATCGCCGCCACCCCGGTACTCGGATTACACAACATTAAGGGTGCTTGGCGTTTCTTGGGAACTAATCAAGCCTTAAGCGATACTCAATTGTGGGAACAGTATCAAGGTCCTATATGTTGGCTTCCCAGTCAAAAAGAACACCCGGAGCTTGATTTGACCGTTCAAACAACTCCAGATGAGATTTTGCGAGTTGCGAAGAGTTTACCTTTATTGAATGAGCCAGGTACAATTTGGCCTATGATTGGTTGGTATACCGCTTCTTGTTTGAAGCCTTGGTTTGAAGCACATAATTATAGGTTTCCAATACTCAACGTATCAGGTACAAAAGGTTCAGGCAAGACGTCGTTGATACAAAGAGTATTTATGCCGCTAATGGGCCAAACAAACCCTAAAACGTACGACGCAGGTACTACGAAGTTTATCATATTGTGTTTGTTGGGAGCAACGAATGCGGTACCAATTGCGTTTAGTGAATTTCGATATGGCTCAGTTGAAAACTTTATTCGGTTCATTCTCTTAGCCTACGATACAGGTCACGATCCGAGAGGTCGAGGAGACCAGACCACCGTAGATTATCCCCTATCCGCTCCCTTCAGTGTAGATGGAGAGGATCTTATCGATGATCCTGCGGCAAGAGAGCGAATAGTGGTGGCCCAGTTGCATCCAGAGGTCATTGACGAAGGTACAGTAGCTTATACAACCTTCCAGGAGCTTAGAAACAACATGCCTAAGTACTTCGGGGGGTACATGATACAGGAAATTCTTAAATTGGAACCCCTGTTAGTTGATTTGCTATCCCGGGCTCGTACTGAAGTATTTGAGGCCTTCCCAGCAAAGCTTCCTGACAGGGTACGTAACAACCATGTAGTTACTTATCTGGGCGTGCTTTTATGGTGTCGTATTTTAGGTGTCAATCCTCCTCCAGCTTCCGTAATGGAACGAAGCATCGCGTCTGTGTTTAACATCAAGTCTGGCAGAGCAAGAACTCTTGCAGATGCTATGGTTGAAGACCTTATAAATGGAATAGCACAAGGATTTGCCCATCTAAACTACGTATATGATAACACCACAAACACTGTTTGGTTCCAGTTGGCGCCAGCACACACTTGGTGGATTACATCCAGGCGACGTCAAGGCCGTGGCAGTCTCGAGCGGGATGCTATCCGAGCTCAGCTCAAAGAAGCCCCTTACTCGGTCGAGCCTCATGTCATGAACGACGCCTGGATGTATGGCGTTGACCTGCAAGTGGCTGTGGATAACGGGCTTGACGTTCCTTCGAAAATATCGGACAATACCTTTGTAGTGAGAATGTAATGCCTCAAATAGACTTTACAAGTAAGCCAAACTTTGTACGTCCCGAACTCCTGCAACATGGGCAGATTCCGCGACCCTTGGCAGGGGTTGCTCCTCGAATCGTTCTGGGTCAAGATTGGTGGGATATAGAGCGTAAGAAGGCGTACGAGGCAAATAAGTATTGTTGTTGGGCTTGCGGTGAAGAGGCTGCTTTGGAAGCTCATGAGGCATACACAATCGATTATATGAAGCTTACTATGACCTTTACTGAGGTAGTAGCTTTGTGCTCGAAGTGTCATGGCTTCATTCACATCGGTCGATCGAGAATAAAAATGACGGAGCGAGAGTTTAAGGCCTTGGTGTTGCGAGGAGTGCGTCTTTTGAAGAAGGCAAAGCTAAAAGCTAATTGGGGTTTGAGGGCCGTATTGTCTGATGCTCCTTGGGCACCTCCGTTAGCTTCCTACATAATGGCCACTCCCTTAATGCGTGTAAGTCCTCCTTGGAACGCATGGCGTTTGGTGATTGCAAGCGATAAGTATCCTCCGAAGTTCAAAAATATTGAGGAGGCTAGCAAATTCTATGAGGAGAAAGACAATGGATAATTTAGTACTACTTTCTGGTGGGATGGATTCCGCTACTGCATTGGGATTAGCAATGAAGGATTCTCCCAACACAATGGCGGTGTCCATTCGTTATGGTTCGGTCCATAGCGACTCCGAAGCGAAAGCGGCTTTGGCTGTGGCTAACTGGTACGGACTTGGATTGCATGAGGTTTGCTTACCGCATTCGATTTTTCGAGGTGGTCAATCCTCGTTACTGGGCGAAAGTGAGATCCCTACTGAGGAGTACCATGATCCTGAGAAAGAGACACCCTCATCAACGGTGGTTCCTTTTCGAAATGCCTTATTTATCTCCGTTGCAGTTGCAATGGCTGAAGCGCAGGGATGCGCTCGAGTATGGCTTGCAGTTCATGCAACAGATCATTTAGGTTTTGCCTATCCTGATTGCTCTCCCGAGTTCATCGGATCTATGTTGTCCGCTACTTACATTGGAACACATCGAAAAGTACGTCTCATAACTCCGTTCCTATGGATCTCTAAAGCTCAAATTGTTAGGTTGGGGATGGAGCTAAGAGTACCCTACCAACTTACATGGTCGTGCTATCGTGGTGGCGATAGTTCATGTGGAGAGTGTCCGACGTGTCTTGAGCGGAAAAAAGCCTTTGCGGAGGCGTGCTATTTTGATCCCATTCCATATCTGAAGGAAGGTTAACATGTTCAAACATAAGATATCACGTAAGTACGCATTTTCAGCCGCGCACAGACTTGAAGGTCATCCTAAATGTGGGAGGTTGCATGGCCACAATTACGTCGTCGAGGTTTGGCTTGAAGGTCCCTTAAAGGAGGGGATGGTGGTTGATTATGGCTTAATGGATCACATTGTCAAACCCGTTATAGACGAGTTCGATCATCGATTTATTGTAAGTCATGAAAATCGAGACTCAAATTGCGTTTACACCTTAGAAGCTCTGCGCAACAAAGACGCTGTAGATCTTCCCGCTGAACGTTCTACTGCAGAGTGTTTGTCTAAGTACTTCTACGAATTGTTTGCGGTAGCGTTTTCCAAAAATCCTGACTTCGTACATACTGTTGTCGCTGTTAGCGTTATGGAGACTGAAAAAAGTGTTGCCATCTATACTCCCTAAGAAATGCACTAGGTGTGGTTCGGAAGGCCCCTTTCCTAGAGACTCTACTAAGAAGGATGGGCTTTCTGCTTGGTGTAGAGCATGTCATAAGGCTACTGCAAGCATTAAGGTGCAACGACGGGCGAATCTGAAACATCATTACAAGATAACGCCTGAAATATACACAACCCTACTGCGCATGCAAAAGAATAGGTGTGCCATTTGTGGGAGAGACCAAGAGGAGGTCGGTAAACGCTTTGGTGTGGATCACGACCACAAAACAGGAAACATCCGCGGACTTTTGTGTACTAAGTGCAATTCTGGTTTGGGTAACTTTAACGATGATGTGAGTGTTATCCTGTTGGCGGCCTACTATTTGAAAGGATGCAAAAATGAATGAAGGCGTAAAGGAAGTTGTAGAAGGGCGCAACAAGGAGTATGCAGATGCTTGGGCGCGCACAGGGGTGTTAATTGCTCCCATAGCTTCGGAGGTTAACAAGCTTCTGGTAGAGTATCCTCAGATGTATTTTTCGTGGATGATGATACTGAATAAGTTATTACGTGTCCTTGGATCCCCAACAAATCCTGATCATTGGTTGGATATAGAAGGATATGCTCTTTTGGTTCGTAAATATATTACAGAAGGAGATCCATATGTACCAAGTAAATGAAATATTTCACTCCGTACAGGGGGAAGGATTTCACGTTGGTAAACCGGCAACGTTCATTCGTCTTCAAGGATGTTCTGTCGGCTGTAGCTGGTGCGATACTCAAACCACATGGAAAGCTGGTGGCGAGCAGATGAGCGCCGCAGAGATCTGTATAAACGTATTTCCGTATTGGCGAGCTTGCGATAGGCCCTTTATAGTAATTACCGGTGGAGAGCCTACGTTATACGACCTCGATGCCTTGTTGGATGGATTGCGAAAGGGACGCGATGATGGTAGTTGTTGGCCCTATATCCAGCTTGAAACCTCGGGACAGAACAACCTTAAAGGATCGCTGCTTCCTGATTGGGTTACGTGGTCGCCTAAGAAGAATTTGGAGTATTGTGCTCCCGAGACTCTTTTAGGATTGGTAGATGAAGTCAAGTTTGTTGTAGATGACGACCTAACTGAGTTGCAGGTTGTCGATATTGACGCTCTTTTTCGCAGAAAGTATCCGCATATCGTTTTGATGCCCGAAGGCTGCCCTCCCACGCTAGAACACATGCGTAAAGCCTATGAATGGGTTCTACGCCACCCTGCGTGGCGTGTCATAGATCGTCTGCAGTACCGCTTAGGAGTGAAATGAAAAAGACAATGCTTGCCAACGAGTATTTTGAAAAGCACGACGTTGTAAACCTCTCAAGCACTCTTGAGGCAATCTTCGGTACAGACTGTTGGGATGATGACATAGAGCTTACAGCGGCAAGGTGGCTTAAAGCAATGAAGGAGTTTTCCCCCAAAGGAGAAATGCCTTTCAAGATTACCACCTTTCCAGCAAAGGTTAACCAGTTAATCGTGGTTGCAGATATCGAGTTCTCCTCTTTGTGCGCCCATCATTTGTTTCCGTTTGTAGGAAAGTGCCACGTAGGTTACATTCCTAATAAACTTCAAATAGGTCTAAGTAAGATACCCAGAATCGTTCACCACTTTGCAACTGGACCTCAGACACAAGAAAGGCTAACCGAACAAATTGCTTCCTTTCTCAAACATGAGTTGGAGGCTATGGGCGTAGGAGTTGTTCTAGAATCAACTCATACGTGCATGTCGGCACGAGGAGTGAGGGAGCACAACGGAGTGATGCGAACCTCCGAAATGCGTGGTCTCTTTTTAACCGCTTCAGAAGCTCGCAAAGAGTTTCTTTCGCTTATTGGAAAGTAGGATAACATGAAGTTCGCTCTTATAACAGCTCCCAACGGATTTGAAATCCTAGATGTTCTGCATCTATCTTATCATTTGGTACTTGCCCAATACAAAGACGATTATGCCTATCTCAGTCGCTACAAAGTAGCACATCGTTTAGGTGATTTTGTTATGGTAGATAATGGTGCGGCTGAGCTCGGACGTTCTATTCCCTTTGAACAGGTACTTGACTTCGCAAACGCAATACGTGCTGACGAAGTAATATTACCAGATGTGCTAGATGATTCGGTCGCCACTGTAAAAAGCTCAATAGAAACGGCACACTTCTTACCTCCTAAGAAGTGTGCGGTCGTTCCGCAAGGAAGTAACTGGGATGAGTGGACTTGGTGCCTCAAAGAGTTACTTTCTCTAGGATGTCGTACCATTTGCATTGCAAAAAGGTACGAAAGACTTCCTGGAGGGCGTCCGCATGCATTAGGTATTTTGCGTAAAATGGATTTACTTGATAGATACGACATTCACTTATTAGGTTTTGATGGCGACCCCCTCAAGGAAATTAGAGAGGCTCTTGCTTGCTATCAAGGTATCCGCGGAGTAGACTCCGCAGTACCTCTTGCATGGGCTCAACAAGGAATGCAACTTGGAGAGGCTCACCGCAGTTATACGTGGGGAGGGCGTTTTGTAGGCGCCTTGGCTACATATAATGCACGTCAAATCCTGTCGGCGTGTAATACGGAGTTCATATGCACATCATAATAAAGGATCCTGAAACAGGAGAAACTCTAGCAATACTTTGCATAGAACGGAGCATACACTCTTGTCAAATCATACATGCTGATATGGACCACATGACTGAGATTTTAGGAGTTGCTCTTGGAATGAAGGTAAACGAAGTACGTATTATAGTGCCTCAGCAAGTAGTAGCGGAGATGATTGAATTGGGCTGGGAAGTCGCTACGGAGAGTGTTGCGATGGTGAAGAGAAATGGCAAATAGACTTCCGTTCGCTCAATGCGAAGAGTGTCCTCTTCTTTGGGACAGCCTCCGTGCAGTAGAGGGTTATGGCCCCTTAGATGCCAAAGTAATTGTTGTTGGTGAAGCTCCAGGGGCTTCGGAAGAGGCACAAGGCATTCCCTTCGTAGGTCAGAGTGGGCAATTGCTGGATGCTGCCTTTGCCCAAACAGAAGGCTCTTTGGTCTTCAAAACCAATGTTGTGGCTTGTCGGCCCCCAAACAATCGTGAGCCCACTGAGGTTGAAGTTAAGTGCTGCAAACCCCGCTTACTTCATGAGCTTGAGACATTAGCAGGGAACCGCGTTATGGCGCTAGGGCACACGGCCTGTGATTTCTTTTCGGTACCTTTTGGGGAGCGCGGAGCAGTGTTTTCCTGGAACGATAAGTTGGTAATGCCTAACTGGCATCCCGCCTACATCCTTCGAGCACCTGATGACGCTTCGGAGTTCCTAGGGCTTGTAAAACGTATTGTAGAGGGCCCCTTCGAAGTTAACTATCTTAAGTGGCCAGAAGTTAGGTGGGTGACTACCGTAGACGACTTGCGTGTTGCGTTGGCTGAGTGTCCCGACGACGCGTGGGTGGCGTTTGACATCGAAACGGATCAGGTACAATGGTACGATACTCCTACTAAGCCCCGCGACAGCATTTTGATGTTGCAAATTGCATGGTCGCCCGACTTCGCCCTGATTTTGTCCGACGAGATGTTATACGATGTTGAGGGCGTGCCAGAGGTGTTGCAAGCGTTCTTTGGTCGCGTAAAAACCGTTGGTCATAATGCGAAGTTCGACTGTGTGTTCCTAAAGTCCCATTTAGGGTTGTCGATCGTTCAGGATGCAGATACTATGTTGGCTCACTATACTCTTGATGAGAACAAGAAGCATGGCTTGAAGTGGGTAGTACGCAACGAATTTGGTATTCCTGATTATGAAGAAGCAACAATTACTCAGTATCTGTCATCAAGGAATGATCGTTACTCCAAAATACCCCCAGAAGAGCTTGCTAAGTATGGAGCTATGGATGTAGTTGCGACGCTTAGACTTAGGGAGCTTTTGGAGAATCGTTTAAGAGCCGAGGGCATGTACGAGTGGCCTTATAAAAATGTTTTGATGGACGCTGCTAACTGCCTTGCCGAAGTAGAGCTTAGAGGGATGTTGGTTGACCGTATGCAGTTAGATAAGGCATCAGTGGATCTAGAAGAAATCTTGTTGCGTTTAACAGAGCGGATTCGTGGCTTGGCGAATGAGCCTGATTTGAACCCTCGATCCACCCAACAAATAGCAACTGTGTTGTACGAAAAACTACACCTTCCGTTGCAACGGGGTAGGAACGTTCCTCCACGCTCAACAGGTAAGGAGGTGCTTGAAAAGTTACAAGGTAAGCACCCTGTTATTCCTGTGCTTGTTAGGTATAGACGTGTTCATAAAATGAAGAGCTCCTACGTTGAGAATTTGCGGGAGTATTTGGATTGTGAAGGAAGAGTGCATGCTAACTTCAAAATCCCGGGAACGGAGGTTAGTCGTTTAGCAGTTTCTGATCCTGCGTTGCAAACCGTACCTCGTCCTTCCGATTATTTCGGGGCCCTCATACGAAGCTCCTTCATAGCGCGCGATGGGTACGTTTTACTCGTATGCGACTATTCGCAAGCCGAAATTCGCATAATGGCTTGCGAGAGCGGTGAGCCGTTCCTAATCAAAGTTTACGAAGATGATCGCGACTTGCACTCTGAGGTAGCTCTTGCTATGTATGGGTCAAACTATACCAAGGAACAGCGTGTGCAGTGTAAGATGTTCAACTTCTCTTATCAATATGGAGGCACTGAGTACTCCTTCGCCCAAGGAGCTGGTTTGAATATTGAGGTTGCTAGGGCATTTGTAAAAGAGTACAACAAGCTAATGCCAGTAGGTCTTGCATGGAAAAAAGCCCAGCTTCAAATTGCCCGTTCGCAAGGATATGTTCAAACGAGGTTTGGCCGCCGAAGAAGGTTTCCCTTTATCACACAAGAGACTTTAGATGATGCGCGGAAGGCCTGCGTTCATATGGTGTGCGCGTCGTCTGCAAGCGACCTGACTCTGATATCGGGCAATCAATTGATTCGTATGGGAGTCCCCGTAGTGTTGGAAGTGCATGATAGCATTGTAGCAGAATGTAAAGAGGATTTCGCTGAGGAGGTAGGTCTTATGATGACTACTACTATGAAGAGCAATGCAGAGAAATACTTTCCCGAAGTTCCTTGGAAAGTTGACTTAGATGTTTCGACGAGGTGGGCCGAACCGCTTCCTTTGCCGGAGGAAATATGAGCAAACCAGTTTCAGCCCCCTTGAAAAATGCCGATGATATAATATTGACTCGGTGCAGGGCCTACGTCTATCGTAAGCACTACCTTCAGTTGGTGGTGTTTTCGACTTGGTGGTCGGAGGTCGAGAGTGTGTCCTATAGTTTTGGAGGGCACATATATAAGCATGGTACAGGTTTTATATGGATCCTTGCAAAGCGAGACTCTATCCTTGCTTTAGTAACACACCTTAAACCCTTCTTTCCATCCTTTACGGGTTTTGAGTCGAAGGTTTTGGATATCTACCCCCTAGAAAAGTACCTCACTACGTAGTGAGTATGTGATCTATAAAGATTTGTACCTCTGGCGTTACAAGCTCAGCCAAGGGTGGGCGTACTGCTAAACCCCCTGCTATATGTAACATTTTAATCCTTTTGTTGTTTAGCTCTAAATGATCCCCCACTACGACTATCTTACGCCATAAATCCCAGAAGGTTTTTGTTCCCTCAACGATAGAAGTGCCGTAGTAAATCGAGCCTTCTAAAGGGTCTAGAATCTTGGTGCTATACTTAGGAAGATGGAAGACAATATTGAAGGTATCATTTTCTCCATACTTGTATTCTAGTACGTTGTCTTTCGTATAGCGCAACCACTCCTCCATAAAAGCCGCCGAGGAGACTGAGTGAATCCCTGCATTTACATACTTATGCCATGGGATGTTATGCAGCGTAACACCTTCGTGAGTAGTGCACCTATTGTTGTCGGTATTATTCCGACCAGCTCTAGCATCTGTACTGTCGTCAAACAGTTCGTCTATTCGATCAACGATGATCACGTCTGCATCGATGTGGGTAACAGTTGAATACTTTTTGAACAAGGGAAGCTCCATCAAAGGATACCCCCAAGTGTCCAAACCAAGCAACATAAACTCCTTACGTTCAATGATCTCCAGATTAACCTCAGGATGGAAGTGTAGGAGGCTTTTTATCATTCTTTCATGTTCGAACTTGAAGTCTCGGTAGAAACTAGACACGCAGCTCTTAGTCATAGTAGGCCACCAATCGATGACAGAGGTATTCTCGATAGGGAGATATAGATGTTGATAAGGCTACGCGAAATCCGTGAATGTAAAATAGCCGTTCCAAGTGTGCTTTTGTGAACTTGTTAATGTGTTGAAAATGGTAGTCATAGGTGAAAGAGGTAACATCCTCCCATATAGGACCCTCTACTACAACCACCCCTTCTTTAGCTATATGCCTTTTCACGCTCCTAAGCATTTCGTCGGGATTGTATATATGCTCGAGGGTATGTGAAAAGACGAATGTGTTGATCACCCCATTAAAAACATCTCCAGGACCGTGCACGGCTACATTGGAGAATCCTTTTGCCGACAGTATTTGTGCTAGACAGCCGTCTGTACCTCCTACATCAACTAGGGGAGCGTTTAGGGGGAAGTTACACAAAAAGGTAGCAAGGTTTTCCAAGCGCTCGGTTGAGTACGGAGCATCGTCTGTTCGGTACACCTTTTTATAGAATACGTCTAACGTTGCTTCCGTAGCAGCTGGGGAGTCGAGATATAACATGTCGCAAATACCACATCGATACAAACTCCAATCGATACCGTTATACTCTTTTACGAGAAGACGCCTATAAGGAGCTAAACATATTGGACAGTTTCTCATATCTCACCTCGTATTGGGGGTGTCATAGATTCCATTGGATCGGAGACTATGACATTGTTAACTATTCTGCTTGCTACCTTATAAACCGGACGAAAATCCAAAGAACACTTAACACAAGTAAGAGTTGCCTTAGGTGTGTTTAGGATTTGCGGTAGTAAACTTAGGGATGCGTTGTTAGCAATTGTATGAAAAGGGATATCCCAAACACTCGCTATCTGTTTAAGGTCTGGAAGGGTAAGACCACTAGAAGGATCGCTACCTACCAAATGTTGAAAGTGGGTTTCTTGCATAGTGTGAATACTTCCATACCCTCCATTGTCAAAGATAAAGTAGTGTATGTTCAGGTCAAGCCGTTTTACAACCTCCAGCTCTTGAAGATTCTGGACAAAGCCCCCATCGCCCGTTACTACGATGGTACGTCTGTTAGAAGCAATCGCAGCTCCAATTGCCATTGGCTCCATACCCATTGCTCCTATAGTATTGCATACTAAAACCTTCTGACCCTTCTTTACTTTGAAAGACTGCAGGAAGGCGCAGGATTGTTGTCCTGAAGAGCCTGGGACTAAGATGTCCTCTGGAGTGCATGCGTTCGACAGTTCTCGAGTAAAGCTATAGGGGTTGACTAACTCGGTGGAATCGTCACCTTCTAATTCGAACCTCAGACGATTATAAAGATCCTTACATTCCCTTAGCCAACTAACTTCGCCTTGTACAAATGGCAATAACCGAATTCCGTATTCGGTAGATACAGGATGATTTAGATCCATTGCGAAGCACGCCCATTCCTTAGGATACTTCATGAGCTCTGCTGGATCCACGTCTACAACCGTTTTAGTTGCTTTAGGAGCAAAGTTTGTCACATTGTGGCCTACTTGTTCGCCATCCAGCCTTGCCCCTACTACCATTAACCAATTACAGTTTTGTTGAATGATGTTAGCCGCTCGTTGGCCCAGTACCCCTGGCCGACCGCAAAAGATAGGGTTGTCTTCGGATATTAAATCGCACGCCTGCCAGGTAGTCAACACAGGTACGTTAAGCTGGCAGAGTAGGTCTACCAAGGATGGATTATACCGCAGTCCGTTCCCAAACAGAAATACAGGCTTCAAAATCATACCTCCATCCCCTGAACGTCTAAAGGAATTGACAACCAACATGGACCAGGTCTTCTATCTTTGCATGTTGCAATCATACGCTCAAGCATGCAAAGGAGGCTCTCTACACCATCTGCCTGCCACGCAAGTTTTGTAATAGGCGTAACTAACGGAATAATATCTACTTCTTGCACACCCTTAGTACGCATATTACTACTCCCCACCAACGTAGTGGATTTTGCTTGCCCGCTAATAAACAAAATAGGAATACTGTCCATCCATGCGGCAGCACACGCGGATAAAACATTAGTGGATCCGGGACCTGACGTTACAAGGCATGCGCCCAGGTTTTTTGTCGCCATAGAGTACCCTATTGCCATGTAGCCAGCTCCTTGTTCGTGCAGGGCGGCTACGTATGTTAGGTTAGACCGCCCAAGGGCGTCGACTAAGTACATCGCCCCTCCTCCTGCGACGAAGAAAATTGTAGTAAGTTCTTTTTCTAGTTCTTTGAAAAGAGCGTCAGCTATTCTCATCTTCCTCCAAAGGAGAACGGGTAACTTCCGTTACCCGTTCTTAGGTATGGACGGTCAAGGCCTATTTGGGCTTCTTCAGGTTAAAGAGCGCTGGTATGCCGGGTAGGTTGAAGGCTGCAGTGGTGGTCGCTGTGTACACGTAATCAAGAGCCCCTTGCTTCTTCAAGAAAGAGGCTGCCGCCCAAATCATAATAGCGGCAATCGACTTGACCAGCTCCGGATTGAGTGAGGCAACCAGTGGTATGTCTTTGAACATGACGGTATTGAAGCCCTTAGCGGAGGCATATGCAACCAGAAAGGCCAAGAGGGCGCTCTTTGAGCCGTCAGGGAAAAACAACTTCAGCACCCTGTTGGCTGTCAAATAACGCAAAAGGTCTTTCAAAGCCTCCGTCGAGACGCCAGTTCCGTAGGCTATGACTACGAGCACTGCTATGAAGGTGCCAATGAGTTTGACCCAATCCCAAACCGCTTGCCAGTCTACAAGAGGTGCAGCGGTTGAAGTTGCATCGGGAGGGGGGTTCGCTTCTTGTGCAAGGGCGGGAACGGTGGCACCAAAGAGGATCAGCACAATAACGATTGCAGTGATCCAACGGGGGAGAACTAACTTTTTCATTTTTTACTCCTTTAATACAGGCTGTGAACTCAGCCTGGTGTTTCTAGGTCAACGGAACTTCTGGCGCAGTGTTTTCCACTTTTATAACTTTAAGCTCTTCCATGTGGGCATCCACGTTGCCAACTCGTAAAGCAAAAGACACGTGATACAAACTGTTTTTCTCCAGTAGTTGTGTTCTCAGCAGGTCAACTACTTTTCGCAAAGCATCCTTATCCTTTTCAAGTTCGATAACTTTAATCTCCAGACGCAAGCGGGCGGCAGTAGCAAGGTCGGCAATCTCTTGTGAGGTCTTACTTGCTTCATTGTCATCCCGTCTATCTTGATTGGGTAGATTGCGCCACATAAGAAATGCCCCAGAGATAGCAACAATTGAAGCAACAATGGAAGCAACCAATGATATAACAACTGCTGGTTCAAGGGGAGAGTCTACTACAATTGTGCGAATCATCCCGCCGATAGCAATTGAGACTGAGCACATTGTAACTCTAATGTAATTCATCATAAATGCTCCTCCAGTACCAAAAAGGTTGGCAACCCCAATAAAAGGGGCATTACTGGCCGCGTGAAAAGACCTGCCGACAGCGCTGGTATCGAAGTGGCAGATGTCAATCCAAACCAAACAGCAACATAGACGCCGGCAATATATAACATTGATAGTCCCATGAGTAACAATAACATCGCGCGTTTGGGATGCTTCATATTTGCCCAGGCTCTAAGTAATAGGAATGTACCTGCTACTAGTCCGATAACAATTATCAAGACTACAAATATTTGATAGATCAAGTTCGTGAGTGTCATTTGTAAAGTCCTTTCATCTGGACAAAGAAAAATGGGCGGTCTGACAGTAATGGATATTTGACACCGCCCACCCCTGCGAACGGCATGTAATAGTGCCCGTCCTTCGTAAAGGCATACCACGTGTGCAACAGATAGTCCGGCAGGTCGGCGGGAATGGGTTTGTGAATATCCACTGCCTCGACTCGTGCAAAGTTGCCGATAATCTCAAGGACGTTGACAATATTATTCCCCGACCAGCATGGGACGGGGCATTTATACCTGCCGTCCTCATCTACGGTTAACTGCTTGTCATTCCCTTTTTGGGATACGAGCCAGTCAACCGCATCCTGATTACGATGGTTTAGTATCAGGATGCTGTCCATAATCGCATGAGTCAGGACGATTGACCTCGGCTTCACTATTTTCATTGAGTCCAGTCCCCACCCAATGTCGAATGAGCCTGTGTTTTTATAATTTGCGCCAGCGGGTTTGTATCCCCACCGTTTCTGGTCGCCTCTGATTGTGTGCCAGATGTTTGTCCCATCTGGTATCACATCAGGTGGAGGCGGGTACACAAAATCATCCCGTTCCAGCAGAGAATGTTTGACCCATCCATTGACAGGACTATCAATCTGGTCATATCCCCATCGGCTGTCAATCACTCTTACTTTCTCTCCACCGCTAATATTGCATCTTTTGCCAATGCCGAGGGAGGTCTTGTAGACTGTTACTGTTTGCTTAGTTATGTATTTCATATTGACTCCAATGGAATATCAGAATTGGAAAGTGTTTCAACGGTAAGGGTCAGTAAAAATAAAGAAAATTTACTTTGGCGATTCATTTTTTTCCTTTCAATTCTTTCAGTTCTGTTTCCAGTTCTGATATTCGTTTCTCGTGTAATTTCAATGCTTCAATGGCAACCGCTAAAACCGACCTGTCATAATATCCCATCGGTGTATCTCCAATGGAGTCAGGCGCGGCTTCCTTACCAATTGCCTTTTGTACATTCTGTGCGTAAAAGCCAAGCTGCCTGCCTTCCCCGATTGTTTCTTCCTTGCTGTAATAATATCCCGGCTTCAGCTTCATCAGCATTGGAATGGGGTCTTTTATTTCTCCGTCTTTTGTTTTCAAGCGCTCATCTGATACGGATGATATAACGCCTGCCGCCGAGAACGTTGCCGTGCCTACACCATATTTCGGCATGGTGATCGTACCGTCCAGTGCAATGGATAGGACGTCCCGTAGTGTCGCCGCCGCATCTGCATTACCTGTGTTTGCAGTATTCCTGAATTTGAACACCCCGGTAGTTGTATTTAATTCAAACACCCCGCAGTAGTTTGAAGAACTGCCTGCGCCATATTTCCAGCCCGCCGAGTAGTATGCGTTCAAGCCAAGTGTCGGATAGTTAGCGATTAAATAAAATGGCAGTGTGTCCCCAAATCTATTGACGTTTGCAGTAAAAGCATTTAATGCGGTCAGTGTAAGCCATGACAATTTTTCAAAATCCGCGGCACTCATGCTACCCGGCACAGCGGCTGTGGCAGGGACAATTGCGATAGTCCTGTCCGCTGATAGGTCTGCAGATGTCGTGCCTGCTATCGTGATAGGAGCGGTTGCTGTGATAGTACGAGTAGACGGTACAAATCCAGTATGCCCCGCACTTGCATAAGCAAGGTTGGCAAGGCTCGCATGGTCTACCGCCGCCGATAACGTGAACGAAGTAGCCCAAACTGTCTCGACTGAATACAATGTAGCGTTAGTCTTTTTGCAAATCACGCGTCCGATAAGTCTTGACCAGTTTGTACATCTTGCCGGAAGCGAAGCCGGAACCGTTGCCGCCTGTGCCGCTCCGATGTTTGCGTAAGTTGCATCTCCCAGGACAACATTTAAATGTCCCTGTGGGCAGATGAATATCCAATAAACGCCGTAATGATTGCCAGTCAATGCGGCAAGCGATGTCCCATTCTGATAGGTCTCGAAAACTTTTGATGTTCCGCCGTCAAAGACCTCCGAGAACAGGGTTAGCAATGCGCTTTGAGTCCACGCCCCGCCGCCCGTTCGGTACATGACCGTGAATTGATCTACCAGCGGAGTTGTGAAGGCTGTATTCGCGACATACCACGATCCAGCATTGCATGTCAGGCGCAGTGGAGTTGCATGGGCTGTGATAGTTGCCCCGCTGACGTGATCCATGCCGCTGTATTTCAGAATGAGGCGATTATGCGAGCGTCTGTCTTTGTTGTAGAGACTATGCCCAGATGCTTGTACTTCAACCGTGTTACCACTGCGCCAGGCTCTAGCAACCGTAAACTGGTCATATTCGTGAATGGTTGCTCGGTCAACAGTTGAAAGATATTGTGGTGTACCCCCGTTCCAATCTAAGTAAACCCAACTGACAGAATTATCTGTAAGGGCTGCTGTTGTGCCGGATGCTTGCCTAAAATAAATGTAATCTCCACCGAGAGCATTGGTGGTGAATATCATCCCTT